CGTGATAATTACCGGGCCAACAGCGTTAAACGTGGATTTTGTAAGTGCTGCCATGTGTCAAGCCTTAAATACTAGTTGCGGTTATTATGCGTTGTGTGTGGTATTATTGCAAATCATGGGTTAGAATATCGCAGTGATAATAATCTGACCCTGCCCGCCTGCGCCGCCAACGCCGCCCGTAACACCAGCGCCTCCCCCGCCACCACCAGATCCGATTGCGCCAGCGCCACCAGCGCCTCCCGTGCCTGTGTTACTCGACCCGCCACCACTGCCGCCTGTCCGCATATAGCGACCCTCATAGTCAACGCCCGGATTGCCCGCGCCACCACCAGCAAGCCCGCCCGCAAGGTTAGTTACAACCGCTCCGTTGCCAGTAATGGCCCCGCCTGCGAAGTTGGTAGTTGTGCATCCAGCACCACCAGCACCGCTTGACTGCGTGATACCTGTGTTACCCCAAGTGACCGATACGCCAACCGCGCCCGTGTGAACGCCGCCCGCCGCGCCGATTTGACCGGGCAGGAAACCCGCAATCCCAAGGCTGGCAATGACTTGCTGAACGATATTCGATGCAGCCCCCGCCGCGCCAGCCGTGCCCGCTGCCGATGCCGTGCCGTTGCCGCCGTTAGACCCCGCCGCTGATCGGCTTAGGACGTTCTGCGCTACGGCATTAGCGGCAAGCGAGACATAGCCAATGTTACCGCCACCAGCATTGCTTGGCGATACCTGCAACGTGGATACGCCCAGCTTTTCAACAAGCAGCTTGGTTGTGGTTACACCGCCCGCGCCTCCCCCGCCTCCCCCGCCGCCAGCAGATCCAGCCGTGCGTGAAAACCCGTTTCCGCCATTACCGCCACCACCAACGTTGGTGATGTGCAATTCAACCGCGCCCGCAGGTATTACATAGGGTTGCCATCCGACGGCGTAGGCGAATACCGTTGTTTCTGGCGATCGCGATGGTGCATCAGTCCAGCCAGTTGCGTAATCCGTGCCGCTCGTTTTAACCAGCACCTGACCCGTTGTGCCGCCCGTAGCAATACCAACGCCCGCGATACCTTGAAAACCTTGGATACCCTGAATGCCTTGGATACCTTGCGCCCCATCTGCACCGTCGATACCGTTAGTACCAGCCGCGCCCGTTGCACCTGTAGGGCCAGTATCGCCTGTCAGCCCCGCCGGACCAGTTGGCCCAACGTCTCCTTGGATGCCTTGAATACCTTGCGGCCCCGTTGGCCCAGCCGATCCTGTAGCGCCAGTCGGGCCTGTGTCACCAGCTACTCCCTGCAAGCCTTGCGGGCCAGTCGGTCCTTGCTCACCTTGCGGACCTACTGGCCCTTGAATGCCTTGCGGGCCTTGAGGTCCAGTGCCTCCTGATCCGCTACCAGTCTGTGCAATACCACCACCAGCCCTAGCAGCCGATGATTGCGATTCCTTGCGTACCAGCGCGACAATAGCCGCTAAATCTTCACGCGTTAGGGCCATCAAACACCCCTACATCACCGCTACGCAGATAATCCATAACCAACTGCATGCTATCCGATACCTCTGTATCTTCTGTATCTTCTGGATCAGCCATACCCGGCGCGGCTTCATTCACATCAGGTTCTGGCAGTACAATATCCAACTCACCCTCTAGAAAATCATCTAGCGCTACATCAAGCCCCGGCAATGCGCCAGATGCCATCATGTCAGCGACGATTGGCCGAGTTAGTACTTCGGGCGGCAATACTTGGCTTTCAACCAACGCTTTGACAGTTTGCGCCTTCTTAAACGCAACGTCTGCCTTTTCAGCATCAGTCATTTGCCATAGCGAGTTCCAAGAATACCACAACTCATCAGGGCGATCCCCCAAGGCGGACCGAATAATGCACTCGTCTAGAATTTCAATTGCAGGCTCAATTTCGTTTTCCTGCATGGAGTTAATGCGATCATAATACGACGATAGTTCCAAATCGCCAGTGCTGCCCATACCTCCACTAGATACGCCGAATAGGATCGCGCGCGGAATACCAGATGCCCCGGCAAGCTGCATTTGATACCTATCAAGAATATCAGGCAGCGTGGCGAAGCTCATATTCTTCTGCGTATATACCTCGCCAACGCCATCCTTTGACGTTGCACCAGATAGCAGGATCAGCCCGTTATTACCCTTCATAAACGCCATCGTTTGATAGCGTTTTAGAATAGCAGCTTCGGTTTCAGGATCAGCAACAAGGTTCGCCAAATCAGGGACGTTGATAATGTCAATCTTGGCTTCATATACAAGCGATGCGATATTAGCCGATGTTCCGAGATATTGCGTTAGCTCGTTAATCATCGCCTTGAAAATAGAGCGCCCGCGATAAATACCAGTATGGCCTGACGGCGCGTCGATACCGTGGAACCGAATGATGCGAGTAGGATCAATCATTAGAATGCCAGACGTTGAACCTGACACGGAGTAATAACGCGGTTTGCCATAGTTAGGCGACAGCGGATCTGTTTCGATATCGCCTTCGGTTAGGTTTCCGCGTGGCATATCGACAACGAACCTGAGGCTGTCTGCAGTAACGGCATCAAGGTTCAACGGCTGATCTGGGTTCTGCCCATCCTGCACGTCGAGATACAGATAATGCTCACCGAAGATGCGAGCCTGTTGCTTGGCGTGACGCAGCTTGGCACGGATGCCAAGGCGTTTCTCTAGCTTTTCGATAGCCTCATTCTGATCATCTTCACCCTTCCAAGCGCGCCACTTACGAAAGCAGTCCTCGGGGATTTGATCAACGACTTTTTGCGCGAACCGTGAATTATCGTATACCGTGGCCCAGTATGAAGGGTTATCAACGGTATCAGTAAACGTGACGTTTTGCGCCTTGTCACGGGTGGCTGTCATACCAGCCGCGACGTTTTGCAGTCCATCGTTGATAACAGTCATGAGTGCGCCCTATGTTTGCGGATATGATACGCGATAAGGTGTTGACAGGGAAATTAGGGTGTGGTAGAGGTGTGGAAGTAACGCATGGGAGTGCATGAGTAATGGACACATACGATGTAGATACGTTCGGAGTTATGCCATCGGCTGGCCCTTGGACGTTGAAGGGTGGCCCGGATAATGAACGGTATATCAGTGACGTTAACGGCCAACCGATCATTTTGGATGTTGAGTACTATCCTTGGGTGACTAGCAATGATGCTAATCTAGTATTGATGGCCGCAGCAGCTGATCTGCTAGAGGCGTTGGAATACGCGCGACGGTTTATGAAGTCGGACACATTTGATCTGGTGTTCATCGATAACGCAATCAACAAAGCAAAGGGACTAACGAAATGAAACTGAATATCGGCGATAAGGTGATGGTTAAGGCGCGCGGTGATAATAACCGCCATTGGAGCTTTGGTGTAGATAGTGAGTATGTTGAATGTACTATTGAAGGTGAAGTATGCCATGCGGCATGTTGGGATTGCGATACCGTGATTGTAATGGGTCCGCATCACCGCCAACACGTCCCTATCTCCGCAATCAAACCCATCAAGAAACCGTTTCAACTGAAAGACGGTAAGAAGTATGAAACTGCGGATGGGGTGGTTTACGGCCCCGTGCGTGAGTGCGATAAGGATGAATACTTTGATTTGCCGGATGATGAGGTGTTGCTATGGCGTCCTGATGGTACTGGCGTTATGAACTTCGACCTAATCCGCCGCCACTACACCAAGCCGAAACCCGCCCACAAGCTTGACCTGAAAAAAGGCGATGTGGTGGAGTTGGTGAAGTGGGAGGATGGTGAAACGGTTGGTGCAGGCGAGACGTTTAAGGTTGGAAAGAAAGGTATCGAAGGGGGCGATTGGGATTTCAACCAACCCAAAGGCGAACGCCCGCTATTCAAGGTGGTGTCGCGGGCAACCTAGCCGCCCAGTGCATTCCAGTTTATAGTCTGGCGTTTCATTAACGTTTCTAGAGAATACCTGAGGGCGTCACACCAATGATTCTCTGCATCAACAGGATCGGACAAGATTTCCCCGCTTGTCCGATCTACTTTCCACGCATAAATATTAAACTCATTCAATACACGCTTGCATCGCGGGTGAATGTAGATATGCCGGAATGACCGGATGAACTGAATGCCATCCTCGACTGACCCCTTGCCCTTAGTAGCGCCAACAATACGCGGCATACCTTTGTTACGGACGTGACTGATCATCGACGGTTGCGCGCTGTCTGCCCGTGTGGCATGTTTAGCCCAGTCAGGGATGGTGTCGGCAACCTTGCACACGTCATCTAGTTCAATGCCAGTATCGCCAGCCTCATACTCGATATACAGACATTCATCATGCACCCAGCTGCGGATCATGGCCGTAGGGTCTTGCGAGTAACCCCAGTCAAGCCCCTGATATGGCCCAGACCAATCGGCTTCCGGCGTAAATGATTTTACGCTGAATTTGTTATTGTAGATTTGCGCCTTGGAGTTTTTAAGGTATGCGCCAAGCCAAATATGCGCGTATGTCGCATAATCAAACACCTCAAGGTCACGATTGCGCAACACATCAAGGTTCGGCGGAAAGAATGGGTTATCTTCAAAGTTTAACTCTGATACGATTGATCGTGGTGCTTGGTTTTTAATAAACCGAAAGTCAACAGGCGAGTTTTCTTTCTTTGGGTTATAGATCACCCATATTTCAGAATTAGGCTGGCGGAATACCGTTGCCTCTAGATTAATCCAAGACTGTTCTGGAATATCCTCGGCTTCTTCAACAATGGTTAGATCAATCTTCGCCAATGATTTAATAGACTGCGGGTTACGGTCAAGCCCCTTGAATATGAATTGGGTTCCGTTTTTACCAGTTATTGTTTCTTTAGTAATCGTGTAGTGCGACGCAAGCCACGGGTTTAATTCCAGTGCATCTACGATTTCACGATAGAAGCTATCGGCAATGGAGTTTTGAAACTGCCGGACGCACAAAATACGCAGAGGCTCAACCATACCCCAGATAGCGGCAATAGTAGCAGCGCCAACAGACTTACCAGATCCACGACCACCCTTAGCCACGCGATAGAGATATGATCCCCTCGGCGGTCCAAACGTGTCTAGTATTTTTACAGGTAGGGCTACAGTGACTTCCACATCGGCCTCACAGCGCTAAGTCGTGTGTTGGCTACCGATACCGCCGAAAACCAGACCTGCACCCTACATGGCCTTCGTTGCAGCCACAGGGACTAGGTTAATCACTGTTGGGGTCATGTCAGGGTTAACGCCATCGGATGTAGGTTGAACAGGCGCACCATACCCGCGATCCTGAGCATCCTTGATAAGCTTAAGCACATCACCCTTGATTTGTTCAAGCGCCATAGTGCCGCCATCTTTAACCACATCTGCAAGCGCGTTAACTAAATCGAATTGGATTTGAGCCGCTAACTCTGCGGCTTTGATTTCTAATGTTCGATGCGCGCTTGATTTACCGCCCGGATTACCAGATTGGCCCGGTTTGAATTGCGTATCAGGATTTGGAAACTGTGCCATTACTCACCTGCATTCAGGTTACAATATCCCCGCTTCAACCATATCCTCATACGATTCCAAAGCGTCCATCCCAAGCCTTGTAGCATTAAGAATAAACACACCCTCACTAGAAAACTTAGCACTAATATACCCAAGACGCAAACAACGCAGGATTACGGCCTTAGCATTACCGATTGCAGTTAGGCCAATGTCTTTGGTTGTTGATAGGCAGACCGCGCTGGAATTGTCCGCCCATTTAACGCCACTGTGATCAGCGCAATATGCAAGCAGTCGGGCCTCGTCTTGCTGCAAATCCTCTGGTTCGAGCTGCCACGGTGGATTGATGCCATTCATGCGGCAGTGTTCGCATGTGCGTTGCCAGTCTGCGATTAGTAATGCACGGTATGCCGCCTGAAAATCACCGGTCGGTGTTGCGTGTGTAGTGCCTGCGATCCAGTCGAAGAGGTTATCCATATGCCTACAGTAGCACAATGGCTAGGATGGTTGCAAGTGCGACGCCAATGATTGATAGCGCCACAATCACAACTGCTTTTGCAGCTTCAGTTACTTCATGGTCTGTGTCGTGGTTGGTCATTGCATATCCTCACGTTGCATTTCGCGTTTATGGTCTGCGGCATCATCTGCGGCTGATTGTTCGTATTCGTCAGCCTCACTCATAAGCCAATCATGCACGGCATCATCACCGCCAAGTTCTTCATACGCCAGTTCGATGACTTCTGTGTTGACGTGCCAATCACTACCCGGCCAACCTACAGTTACTGACTTAATGTCAATGGTAGCATCTTCGGATGGTTGATAGTATGTCTGATTGCGCCCCGGATCAACAGTGTATTTCCAACGGACACACTTATCAACGCCGTTGTGGCTAATCCAGTGACGGACGGTGTAGGTCACTTCATCACCTCATATTGCTTAACTGGCGCTGGTAGGTTGGTCAGGATGGCGTTGAGGATTGCCATTCCGCGAGGGCGACGGATGCGGTAGCGGATGACATGGCAAGCGATTGACTTTGTGGAATACCAACTTGCGCCGCCAAATGGCGTCCCAACTGCCTCCCACCCGTCAGCGATCAGGGTCATTGTTGATGATGCCTCACGCAGCGACTTATGATCGAACAGCACATGCACCCACTCACCCACACACGGGCATCCATTCCCATCATGCTCAATCCACGGCCCCCAATCATCACTCATCGCCGCACCGCCACAGTCCATCCTGTCAGGTCGATAACGCGGCGTCCGATGATCATGGTGTTTCCTTCGATGGTGTGTTTGCTGGTTGCGGTTACGCGGAACATATCCGGGTGGCGGTATACCAGCACGCGTGCTGGCGGTGGTATGTGATGAATTGTGCGCGGGTCATTTAGCGGAACGTTCGAAGTCACGCATTGCCGCTTCCATTTTGTTTTTAGACTGAATGAACTCATAACGATCAACTTTTCCTGTGTGGAAATCAGCGCGGATGATGTTGTATTCAGCCCAGCAAGCTTGGTATTCTGCTTCTTCTACTGTCATGATGTTCGGCATCTTCATCTACTCCTGTTTACGTTGTCTCTATATCCCCACACTACCCCAATCCCACACCCACGTCAACCCCTAACTTAACCCCATCGGACAGATCTGCACGGTTCCTGTTTCGCCTTCACCAAGCGACAACGGTTCCGGGCTAATCCATCCAACAGCTGCGGTTGTGTATAGAACGTCAGGCGCATTGCCACCGCCTTGGATAACCACGAACGTATGACCTGACAGGATGAACTCAATCATCGTGTCGGAGTAGGATGTCAGGCGGTTGGTGTATGTCACGGTATCACACATGAGCCGTGTGTCAGGGTGACTTCGGAGTGTGGGGGGTATGCGCCCCATTGGCGATGCAGGTCGGTTGCGTCGGTCATGCTGTCCTCGTGATATAATATTTAGCTCCGTAGATGCGCGTTGAGAATTTCATGCCAATGTTTGCGCCAACGGCATGGGCGTATACTTGCGGGTTAGCTGATCCATATTCACCCTGACTGATGATTTCAGTTTCACCCACCTTCATATCGGCAAAAGGCCAGTGTGTCGTGCGTCCGGGTTTTTTCTTGGCTAGGATATCCCCGTCAGCAATACGCCAGATCATAAGTTGACCGCCCGCCATCCGCGATCTGAAAAACTTCCTGTTGCGTGTTGCTGAACTGATAAACGACCTTAGATAGGCCGGGTTTTGCTTCCTACCGTCTACATCAATCAGCCACTCGATTAGCAACGATTCATCCATCTTGAGTTTGTTGATAGTAACGGCAAGAGCCTTAGTGATTGAACACCGACCTTCCTTGGTGTGTTCGCGCATGTCTATAATCATGAGAACTCCTATGTTGAGGCTTAAGTATAGTGTATACCAACCATAAGTCAATACAAAAAAACGCACAGTCATATGTGCATAAAAACACATAACCGGATTTCGTTTCTGGTTATTTTCTGGTTATGTCCGAAAAACTGTAAGTCATTGAAAACAAACAATTCGTTCACGCAATAAAATTACAAAAACAGGCATCCAAACGCATGGTTAGTTCAAGGCCAATTTAAATCGGCCAGTAATGCCTTAATAATAATAACTTTCTTCAAAAGAGAGAGAGAGAGAAGGGGTAAAAATAACTAACCAAGAAAGATGCACCCCCCTTAGGTAGTGTGTAAAACATATAGTTTCATCTTATATGTATTCCTTACCAAGTAGGGTG